CGAATCTGATTGCAAATCAAATTGTTAGTGTTCAGCCTATGACTTCACCTGTTGGTGGTATTTTCTATTATGAAAGACGATACACTGATAGAAAAGGCACAAAAGTTCCATATCTCGGGATTTCGAAGGATCCAACAGAGATGAACTATGAAGGTGAATTGGATGCTGGCGATAGTATGGTTCGGAATTTTGGTAGATACTATTCGTCTGAGTTTGTGGATTATGATTGTGTTTGTACGGATACTGGAACGAGTACATCTTCTTTAACGAATGCTTCTACTAATTGTAGGACTACAGATTGGTCTCCAATTCGTGCTAATGGTACCGTTGGTCAGCGTACATTTTATGTTAAATTCTATTATTCAATGGCGACTGGTCCAGTAGATGTAATTGCGACTATGAATGATGCTGGTAATTTGATTGATAATACTGCAAATACGAATAATGTTGGTACATTTGATATTACTGACGGTACTTGGTCAATTACTCCAGCGGATGCTTCTGGTAGTGCAGATAATTTTGAGGATAATACTGTTGTTTATGTTCAATATTTTGTTGAGTGGGAGAAAGTTTATCAGACTAGTGGAGCTAAGATTCCTAGCGTTGATTTAAATATAACGCTTCAAACTGTTCAGGCAGAGAGCAGGAAACTTAGGGCGCGTTGGACGGTGGAAGCTGTTGACGATATGCGTGCACTTCATGGAATTGATGTTGAAACTGAGATTGTTTCAACATTTAGTCATGAAGTTATGCTCGAAATTGACCGGGAGATAATTAATGATTTAATTGCTGGAGCTATGCATTCAGCTACATTTGATTATTTCAATGGTGGGAGTGCTGCTGTAATTCCTGGTGAGATTGAGCTTATTCGTAGATTGATTACTGTAATTGGTTCAATGTCTGCACAGATTCATAAGACTTCAGGAAGAGCACCTGCTAATTTCTTGGTTGTTGGACCTGCTGTAGCATCATTACTTGATCAACTTTCTACGCATGGAGATTATGCATCGATAGAGCAACCGATTCTTCAACCATCATATGGTCCAGTGATGGCAAATTATGGTATTTGTAGGATAGGTACTCTTCTTAGAAAATGGACTGTTTATTTGAATCCATTCCAAGATGAGACTAAGATTCTTGTTGGTTTAAAAGGTCGTGGTTTTATTGATGCTGGATATGCATATTGTCCATATGTGCCACTTCAAGTTACACCTACGTTCCTTGACCCTGATGATCAAACATTTAGGAAGGGAATCAGGACAAGATATGCTACTAAGATGCTTCGAAAGGAGTATTATGGTGTTATTACTTGTTCTAATCTTCCATCTGTTACTAGTACTCCTTAACGGGATGTGTTGCTCCATTCAATGGGGTGTGGATTGAAACAGTGGTAGTATAGTATTGTGACCAATTGTTAAGGGTCGGGTCGATATCGGCTCGACCCTTTTTTTAGGAGATTAAAAATGCCAAAATATAAGATGAAAAATGGTCAGAAGCGACAACAGTTTTGTGGTGGTATAACTAGAATTATGAATAATGGTTCTAAAGCTAGTGGTGTAAGAGATTTTGTTTTTGAACCAGGTGAGATTGTTGATACTGGCGATTTTAATCTTAATTCTTGGGTTAGAGATGGATATCTTATTGAAGTAAAAGATGAAGTAAAAGATGAAGTAAAAGATGAAGGTTTGGATGAGGATTTAGATAAAAAGTTGGATATAATTGAGAATATTTCTTTAGAATCAGATTCGATTGATAATTTTAGTATTGTTGATTCTAATATAGAAGAAAATGATAAAATAGATGGTGATGATGAAGATAATTGTGACAAAGAAGATAATAAAGAGTTTAATAATTCAGATGATATTAATAATGAAGTAGGTGATTATGTATCAGTAAAAGGTGGTTTTAGATGTCTTTCTTGTGGAAAGTTTCTTAAAAGTGAGAAGAGAATGATTACTCATGTAGATAGAAAACATAAAGGGTTGAAATTGTATTAAATGGAGGATTCCATGAAAAAAACATTATTTGAGAGTAGGCTTGATAATACAATTGATGCAGGTTTAATAGGGATTGGTGAGACAGTAGAGGTTAGAAATAAAATGGGTGTTCATGTTGCTGTGGGAGAGGTAGTGGCTGTTACACCTATGGGTTTATCTATTAGAGAAAATGGTTTTTTTGATCGAGATTTATATTTATTTTCTGTTTTAGAGCCAGAACAATTGGAAGTTGTTGGATATAGTTTATTGAGTTCACCTGATGATCGTGTAGCTAAAAGATTAGCTGAGCTTGGTGAGGAAGTACCAATAAATGAAGCTGATAAAATGGATAATTATGTAAATAAAGATAATGGTAATAAAGATGATGAAGATGAAGAAGAAGATGATGATAAAAAAGACAAAGAAAAAGGGAAGAAATCTAATGGTGATATGGAACCATTAGCAAAACCGGAATCATCGGTGGATGTTGATTCACTTCCGGAAGATATAAAAAAATCTATTATATCAATTGTTCAGATGAATGAAGACCAACTTAATGGTGTGCTATCTGAAATAGGAGATGCTACAGTAAAGGCATTAAAGAGAGTAAATATAAAGGAACCTGAAATTTATAGTGTTGTTGGTAAAATACAAGATTCTGCAGAGAAGATATTGACATCACCTATTAAGCGGTCAATTGGGAAGAAATAATCATTATGAATTGTGGAGTAGAATGGAGTGATAATAGAGCAACTGATGTTGTGAAAGAATATATTCTTGATGAACTAGGTTGTGATGTTATAGGTGTTGAGCTTACGGATAAGCATTTGGAGAGTGCTATTCGTAAGGCACAGGAATATTGGTTAATGTGGGTTGGTAGGGTACGTTCCGTTGATTTGACGCTTACTAGTGCTAGGGAATATCCTGCTTCTGTCCTTGGTCCAGATGTTGATAGTGTAGTTGATGTTTATTTCGATGCTTATGATTCTTCTTTGAAAGATATTTTTGGGTGGGCAGATGTAGAGATAAATCCATTTCAATATGTTTATGAAGGGAGAGGGGGATATTCTGGATTAGTTCAATATATGATGTATCGGGATGATGCTAAAAAAATTGTATCAGCTGACCGAGATTGGCAATGGGATAAGTCTAGGCGTATATTGGTAATATCTCCAGAGAATAGTAATACTAGGAAGATAAAAGTTGTTTATCTTTCAAGATGTTTTGATTATAATTATTTAAGTACATATGAGTGGCATCTATTTAAGGAATATGCTTTAATGAGAGCAATGAAAACTTTGGCTACGATTAGAATGAAATATTCTGATAAGCCATCTGCAACAGGTACATATACAATGGATGGTGAAACGATGTATGCAAATGCTGAAGCTATGGAAATGCGACTTGAAGAGAAGATGCGGTTGATGCAACATCCAGTTGGGATAATGACCGATTGATAGAACTAATTTTTGGCGAACTCGAGTTCGCAAGAGGGAGAATTTAAAAATGGAAGACATCGCAAAGTTTCGTATTTTGACAGAACAAGTTCTTAGTGAAGATGAAAAAAAACTTACTGGAATAGGGCTTCAAAACAAACAAAGACGTGAATTAGATGAGGAAGTTGTTGGATATAAGATAGAATCTTCTAAAAAGGAAGAAGTTCCTTCTTTGGTTTCAGATAATGATAGTGATGATTTGGTTTTTGTTTTTGAAAATGAAGAAGATGCTGTGGATATGTATTCTTTTTTTGTTGAATCAAAATTTTTAGATGTTGGTGAAATAGTTTTGAGGAATGTTAATGAGGAACATACTGTTTCTTTTAATTCTAATGTTATTACTATGAAACCAGAACTGATTCAAGCAGCATTGTTAGCATATGAAGATCGTTTATATGTTGAGACAGAAGATGAATTGAAAGCTTTTGAAGATGTTATAGAAGGTCTTACTGATTTGTTGGAAGCATCAGGTACAAGAACATCTGGAGCGCCAAAGCGCAAAAAAGGAATGGGTAATCCTTTTCATGATAGAGATGATGGTAAGTTTTCTGGTGCAGAAAGTCATGCATCAAAAGGTGGTGGGTCTTGGGCTATTGGGAAAAGGAAACTGAAATTTACAGGTAAGGGTAAAAATAAGGATGGAGGATTGCTTGTAAAATATGGGTCAACGAAGCATCCATGTGGGCGTGCCGCACGTAAACAAAACAAAGATGTTAGATGTTGGGATGGTACAGAAATTGAAAGTGTTGAGAATAATGATACCGTTATTGAAGGTAGAATTGGTAAAAGACTTTCTAGAATAATGAAGGGAAAGAAGATAACAAAAGAAGGTATAAATATTGCTGATCTTTCTTTTATAATGGAGATGAGAGCTAAATATAATAATATGTGATTTGGAGAAATGAATGGGATGTATAGGCAAGGGGTACTGGGGTTCTCAAGATGAGGATTATTTTAAGGCACAGGAAGCAGAAAGGATTGCTTCTTCTGGTACATCTTGTGAATATTATTCTTTGAATAGAGGAAAGAATGTAGATCCTCTTTATGGTGAACCGGATAATGATCCTCTTTATGGTGGAACGAATCCAAAATCACCTATTGGTACATCTCAAACTCACGATCTTGCGTGGAATTTTTGTCCAGATATAGCACAAGGTGATTCTGCTATTATTATTCCATGTTCTTTTCAATATGAAGAAGCTGAAAATAGAAGTCCAATGGTTAGACCAGAGGGTAAGATTGTGGAATATGATGCAGTAATGTCTATTGCTGTTAATCATTGGATTTGTGAAATTTTAGAATCTGGGTTGATTTGTTTGAGTGGTAGGGTACCAAAAGAAGATGATGTTGTTTATTGTTTTAATGAATGGTGGGATGTTGTTAAAGTTGGTGGGTCTGGATATATATTGGGAACACCTATTTATGTTGGATATAAATTTGAGTTAAAAAAGAGAACTCAATTTACTCCTGATAGAAAAGTTGATTTATGATAACAAAAGAAATGATTGATGTTGAGTTGTCAACTGGGTTGTGTTTTGTTTGTTCTTCTTGTGAACATTGGCATAATTCAAAGGGGAAAGAACATATTTTAATGTGTGGTCATGATAGATGTGGTGGTCCAATGGTTGGTCGTGGATTTCCTGAATACAAAGGGCCATATGAAAATAAATTGTCGGAATATTGTTTTATATGTGGGAAAGATGCAGATGGTTCTATTAAAATAGGTGATAGATTGCTTGGGTTTTGTAAAAATGTTGGTCCAAATAATGAAACATGTTTTGATAAAATGAAGAAAATGCTTTCTGGTAATAAAGTAATTGCAAAAGAGATTGTTGTTAATAAAATTGATAGTATTTAGATATGGCCAACTATAATGCTACAACAGATATGACACTTGAAGCAGCAATTGCTGCTGGTCCTATGACTAATGGCGATAATCTTACGATTAGTAATAATGCTATTGTAACGTGTACTCAAACACCTAGTATATTAATGGGTAGAGTTATAGGTGATAGTGGCGAGTTATTTTTAGATGGTAAGAATATTTCTAGTGGTAATTTAATAAATTTTTGTGGAGAATATCAAGAAGCAATTTATCTTTATTTTAAAGGCAAATTGAGAGTTGATGGAGATTGGTATTCAATAGGTACTACAAATGGTACAGACAGTCAGACTTTTAATCTTGCTTCATATTGGGGAGGTAGTCTTGAGGATTTAATACCTGCTATATGGGTTGAAACTGGAAGAAGAATAGATTTTGATAATGATTCAGGAGAGACACCAGAAATAGGAGATTGGCTTTACAAGACTTCTGATGATTTAGTTATGGGAAGGATTGTAGAGGTACAATCTACTTATGTTGTGGTAAAATTTTTAACAGGAAGCCTTGCTGATAATGATGGAATAGAGATAAGAAAAATAGTTGATAATGAAGGTCCAGATTATCAAGTTTCGTGGACTGCTCAAGTTGCAAATGCAAGTGGTGATATAAAAGAGTCAGGAGTATATCAAGAATTTGCTAATGTTATTGCGAATAGTACAAGTTATATAAGTACATTTAATCATCATTTGGGAGGGTTTGTTTTCGAACATACTTTTCAATCTAATACATTAACGATGGGTTCTAGTGTTGGGGGTGGATTTGTTCCTCCCAGTGGATGTGATGTAAAGGTACCAAACGTACATTTTTCTACATCAGATATTGCAAATTATACAAGTGGAAATACTTATCAAGATGGGAGTAATTTCGAAAATAACAGATATGAAATAATTATGTCAGGAGCTGGAAAGGTTGAATTGAGTATTTGTAATATTGGCAGTTCTTTTTTTGGTACTTCTGGTGCTTATTATTACTATGCTGATTATGTTGGGGCATCTGTATCTTTAGGTTCTGCTGCGT